TGGGCCTCGTTCTCCCACAAGAGTTGGTGTGCCTTTTGATACTGCTCCTCCATGTTGGAAACCAGCAAATCCCAAAAGTGCCATTGGATTACCTGACATAGCCATCATAGCCATTTGAATTTTAAGTTGGTTTTTCATTTCATTTGTTTTTTCCTTTTCAAGGAATAACTCAATTTGTTTTCTTATGACCAATTCAATAGTAAAAGATAAAATCTTTATTAAAATTTGATCTACCATTTGTTTCATAACTTCACTTAAATTTTTTCCCAGTATAATAGATTGTGCTAAACCATCAGAGAATTTTTTAATTCCCTCATTTAATCCTTTGGCAATAGTTCCTCCAATAGTTGTTAATTTAGTGTGCATTTTTCCTAAAGCATCTTTGTTAATGGAAAAAAAATCATCTTTAACCATTTTTAAATTTCTTCTTATTGCCTCAATAACTGTTTCTGCTTTTCCAGCTTTAATAGTTATTTCCTTATCCCCATCTTTAGGTTTTTCAGGTACTTCTTCTCCTGTTAATTTTAATATTTCTTTTAACTTGTTAATAATCCTATCTAAATTGGATATAACTATAATTGCCGCACCGATTAAAAGATTTTTTCTAACAGCGGCATTAAATCCTAGCATAGCACCTTTTGCGACTCCTATTGCTACTGCTAAATTATAAAAGAATCCAACTAATTTTAGTGCTAACCATAGTCTAAATAATTCAATAATAATTCTAATATTATCAGCAAAGAATTTCATAGCAACTGAAGCACTTCTAATTGCAGAAGAAAAAACTTGTCCAACCGCTATACCAAAACTTTTGATTTTTTCTTCGTTAGATTCAATAGTTACTTTTAAATCTCCAAATTGTTTTTTAAGTTCTCCGAAAAAAGCTTGGGATATATAAACCTGAAATCTAAATAGGGCATCTTTTAAGTTTGAAATTGTACCGAAGAGAGTTTTAGCTAAATCTCCCATTAAAGAACCAAACTCTCCTCCAGTTCCAAATGCGTTACTTAATCCCTCTATTGATTGTTTAGTGTTATAAGAAACTCCAGCAGTAAATCCAGCCATAGCCGATACACCACGATCTCTAAATAAGTCAGCCGCACCAACACTAGAACCGAATGACCTTTGGATTTGTGTAGCCGCTAAAGCAAAATCTCCACCTAATAAGGTTGCGGTATTTCCTGTGATAGTCATTAATTCTTTAAAACTTATCCCAGCGGCAGCGGCTTGTTTTCTAACAGTTGCTAATGAAGTTACACCTTGTTGAATATTTTGTAGTTCAAAGGGAGTTGTTTTTGCAAAATCAAGAATATCTTTAAGTGCTTTTTTTCCAGCTTTAGCACCTCCCATTAAACTCTTTAATTGGACACCAAGCATTTCAACTTGAATACCAGCTTTAACAATGCCTCTAATAACAAGACCAGCACCTAAACCGATAAAGGCATTTCTTAAATTAAAAACAGAAGCTTTGACTCTTGCCAAGCTTCCTTGCAAACCTTGTAGGGCTTGTTTCGACCTATCTTTTGCTACTATGTCTATTTTTAATTTCTGTGCCATTTATTACCTTTTGTGTTTAGCCATTCTCTCTTGACTTTTATACTCATCTTGTTCTTTTTTCAAGTAAGCTAACCAAAGATTATAATGGCTGACTGGCATTTGTAAAACTTGTTGGATGGTAATGTGGAGTCGGTCAGCTACAACGAGAAGCGACCTTGTTGAGGGGTCGCTAACTATTTTTTTTCGGCCACCTCGTAATTGGTGTCAGCAAGGATTCTATTGGCTACTGTTGCAATAACATTTGAATCTGCTTTTTTTCTTAAAGAGAATTTATCTTCAGGTTCAAAAGCTTTTTTTAATTCGCCTTTGTCATCCTTAACTTGAAGTTTCATAATCAATAGATCAACCAAAACAGTTAAGTCTTGGAAGTTATTGGACTTTTGAAAAATCTTATTTTTTTCTTCAAGAGTTAAAGGTTCTGAATAAAAGACAGATGGATTGCCATTAACATCTTTCCACTCCTCCACTTCAATAGTAAGTGTTTGTAGAGTTTCGAAATGTGATTTAACTCTGTCGATGACTTTTTCAGCCATAAATTAAGTTATACTGTACTTATTGTTAATGTTCCATTACCTTGAAACGTAACTGATCTAGTAACCATACCATCCATTGAATTAGACGTACTCATACCAGTTACAATTCCTGAACCAGAATAAGTTCTTTCTCCAGAATCAGCACCCTCTGGATAAACAATAAATGCAATACTAGAACCAGCTAACAAGGTTGCTTGAGGTGCATTTGCTCTGTTGAAATTCATATCAAGACTTCCTGAAAATGAAGTTCTTCCAGCAGTAAAAGATTTATCTGAATCTGATAATGCTGTGCTTTCAACAACATCTCCAGTTGTTTCTAATGTAAAACCAGTAAGATCGCCTATTGCTGTTCCACCAGCTTTAACAACACCTTCTTTTCCGTGAACTACCGCCATTTTTTCTCCTTATTATCTTTTTCTTCTTTTTGTATTTTAGGTTTAACAATTTCTTGCTTCCCCAAAACTTTATAACCAAGACTTTCGTAATGTGCAAGATTATTTTGACTTATTATAATCTTGTTTGTTCCTTTTATTATTTCAATATCTTTAGCCATAATTTCTTTTATTCCTTTTCTTCTTCTTCGTCAACATCGTCATCCTCTAAATCTTCAGTATCAAAATCTTCATCTTCGGATTCGGAATATTCTTCTCTTATATCTTCTACCAAATCTTTAACTTCTTCGCAAAGCATAGATTCTTTATCGTGTAATTTTTCTATTTGATTTATCTTCTTGATTATTTTATCTAATTTTTTATCCATTATGGAGTACCAGCATTATATTTATACATACATCTTACAACCATTCTAATCCCACCTACCGGAAACAAAGTACCCTCATCGGTTTCGACTTGGACAACTTCTGTGTCGATAGCATTAGAATCTCTAGTAATATCAGTTTCCAAAGCAGTTTCAATAGCTGTTATTAAAGCATTTCTTAATGTATCTATATTGGTATTAGAACCTTTTACAAAGCCCAATACCACAAAATCAATAGTGCCTGTCCTAGTTTTAGCACCACTTCCTAATTCTTGATCTTCCCTTAATTCTTCGGAGGTTTGAACAATCACTGCCGGATATTGTGTTTGTGATAATTCTTCCAGTTCAAAAGGCTGTCTAGTGCAAAGCTTAACATCAGGACTGCTGATTGCGTCAATAACTGTTTTAATATTATCTGCTATATTTTCTCTTGCACTCATATTCTTGTTGCCCTTATTTGTTTTTCTACAAATCTATTAAATGCTTTACCTATAATATTTTCTGTTGTTGAATTAAAGCCAAAAAATTCTCTTTTAGGTTCATTTAACACTTGATTAAATAATGCCCTTTGTTGCATTTGGGAATTAGAGAAAGAAACACCAACAATATTATTACCTATTTTTCTTACAGTTTTTCCGCTAGGAGTTAAAGCACCTAACATTCGACCTGAATAAAATAAATCTACTACTGTTTTTTTACCCTCTTTTTGTAGCTGTTTTAAATAACCCTCTGAATAAGGTGCAAAAGAACTACCCCTAAAGTCCTGTCCACTGGCAGTTTTAGTTCTGATAATATCTAATAAATGAAATCCAGCTTGTAGGAGTCCTTTATCAATAAATCGAGGGAGTTTCTTTGCAAGTCTTTTGAAATTTTTTGCTACTAATTTTTGATTCGTTTTTACCTTAACTTGAACAGCCATTATCTAGTCAAACGATTATAGCTATGCAAAGGTTCTCTTTCACTAGCAGAGATTGTTCCACCAGCATCGCTATCATAACTAACCCCATCGTCTAATATTGATTGAAATTCTTTAAGATAAGCTGAAGAATAAAACTCAATCATTCTTTCAAATCGGTCTTTATCTGCTTCTGGTCTAAATTTAGTTAAAGCTGGTAAAAAAAATCTTGATAAAAATAGATAAACCCCAGCCCTTTCAAATTGGTCAAGGTCAACTTTAGTATTAACCATTTCAGCAGTATTTAAAACTGTGATGTCAGTATAGACATTTGATTTATAAATCGGCCACCATTTAATTCTTAAATCTCTGAAAATGTCATTGGTAGTTTGGGCTAACCAATCGGTTACTACTGTTGCTCCACTAGCAATACCAAAATCAAACGCATCTGTTTGATAAGCAGTTATGTCAGAAGCCGCTATGACATCCGCACCAGTAAAATTAGCCATGTTAGTTAATTAAAGCAATAATGGCAATAATAACTACAACTATCGCAATCGCAATCTTTGGATTATCTTTTGCTAGTTTCCAATATTTTGTCATTTCTTTTTCCCTTTTTTTTTTGGTTTTAACTTAACGATATTTTCAGCATCGCTTTTAACTTCTTCTACCTTATCTGAAACTAATTTAAAACCCCTCATCGCAAAGTGTTTTATATTGGCTTCATATTGTAGTTTGCTTCTTTCAATAATCTTTTTTCCATTTGTTAATTTAACAAACGTAACATTGGATATTATTTTTACCATGTTTTTCCTTTTTTATTTTGCACTAGAGGCGATTTCTCGCCTCTAGTAACTATTTATTATATGATAGAGGAATCGTTATACAATTCAACACCATAAGTGT